TTCAGATTCTCAATCAGTTGATAATGCGGTAAGAGAAGTTAAGCCTGATTATTTTATTAATTTTGCTGCTCAATCTTTCGTTGGATCAAGCTGGCAGATTCCAGAACAAACATTTGACGCAGGTGCGATGGGTGTTATAAGATGTCTTGAGGCAGTCCACAAACACGCCCCTCATTGTAAATTTTATAATGCTGGAAGTTCTGAAGAGTTTGGAGATGTAAAGTACGCTCCTCAAGATGAGAAGCATCCTCTTTCTCCAAGGTCTCCTTATGGAGCCGCGAAATGCGCTGCAAGACATATAGTTAAAGTATATCGTGAGTCTTATAATCTTTTTGCAATTCAAGGTTATCTTTTTAATCATGAATCTCCAAGAAGAGGAGAAGAGTTTGTTACTAGAAAAGTAACTAAAGGAATTGCTAGAATTAATAAAGCTATTCAAAAAGGAGAATCTTTTGAGCCAATTCGTCTTGGAAATGTTGACGCGAAGAGAGACTGGAGCCATGCTTTTGACTTTGTGGACGGCGTGTGGAAGATGTTGAACCAAGAAAAGCCAAATGAGTATGTTCTCTCTAGTAATGAAACTCATACAATTAGAGAATTTATTGAACTTGCTTTTAAAGAAGCAGGAATAGAAGGATTTTGGCATGGACAAGGAACGAATGAAGAGTACTCTATTTCGACTGAATACGCCATCAAGAATGAAGTCAACTCATCTGTACTGGTTAAAATCGATCCAAAATTCTTCCGCCCCGCAGAGGTTGATTTGCTCCTTGGAGACTCAAACAGGGCCAGACAAGAACTAGGTTGGAATCCGAAATGGTCTTTCCATCAGTTAGTAAAAGACATGGTATCTGCGGATATTAAAGAATCATAATGTCAACTCATCAAACTATTGTTGAAAAATTTGTAAGAGAAAAAGACATAAACTGGGCCAGAGACATGAAAACTGCCTCAAGGCTCTTAAAAAAATTTCCAGATAGAGACTTTTGGGATTGGGTTGAGCCATACCCAACAGTCAGCAATCTTGCGTTTTTGCAATCTGAAAAAAATTTAGAAATACTAATTAATAGATATCAGCTATTTCTTCAGCAAAAAGACCTCAAAGACTCCAAAGAAAAGCTCAAAGAAAGCTTTGACTCAAAGCTTGCGGTCAGCTATAATGAACTAAGCGGCAAGGTGGGCGAAGACATCCCCATTGTAAAAAAGCCCAAAACTTTAAAAGAATTCCTGAATTATGGCGAGACCTCCGAAACAACAGCAACCTGAAGAAAAAGTATCAACCGTTGGGGCTTCAAGCAGACTCCAAGCAATTTTAAATAACAAAGATCATAAGGATGATCATTTTAATTTCGAAGAAGCAGTTACTTGGAAGATCTCAACTGGCAGTCTTCTATTAGACGCAGCAGTAGGTGGAGGCATTACCCCTTCTCTAATTCGTCTTTGCGGACCAAATAACGAAGGCAAAACCCCACAAGCTTTAGAGATTTGCAGAAATTTCCTTGCAGAGATTCCTAAGAGCAGAGTGGTTTGGGTGTTGGCAGAGGGCCGTTTGTCTAAAGAGAACAGAGAGCGTTGCGGCATGAAGTTTGTCACCGACGCTTCTGAATGGACTGATGGCTCAGTTTTTATTCTTGAGTCTAATGTTTATGATTTAGTAATTGACGTTATTAAAGATCTCGTTCTTAATAATGCAGAAGATCATCGTTATTGTTTTGTAATTGATTCGATGGATGGTCTTATCTTGAAGAGAGACAAAGATACTAGCCCAGCAGATGCAAGCAAGGTCGCGGGAACTCAAGTCATCAGCAAAAAGCTTTTGCAGTCACTAAGTATTGGAATGTTCAAGCATGGTCACTTGATGATTGCTATTAGTCAGATTACTTCTGAAATTAAGATTGATCCTTATGCTAAGAACGCCCCAAGAGGAGGAATGTTTAGCGGCGGAAATGCTCTCTTGCATTGGGCAGATTTTATCCTAGAGTATAGTCCAACTGCAATGGGGGACTATATCCTCGACAATCCATCGGGTAAAATGAATGATGGTAAGACTAAATCAATTGGAAAATATTCCAAAGTAATGATTCAAAAGTCTACCAGTGAAGCTACTCGCAAGAATATTATTCAGTATCCAATTAAGTTTGGCAAAAAGCCTTCTGGTATTTGGGTCGAGTATGAGATTCTTGATTGCTTGTTAATGTGGGATCTTGTTGTTGCAAAAGGCGCATGGATCACTGTCGATGATTCTCTAATTGAAGAGTTGAAGACGGTTGCAATTGATATGCCAAAACAGCATCAGGGAAGAGAAAACTTCAGGAAGTGGCTTGAAGAAAATACTGACGCTACGAAGCATTTGTTCAATAAGCTCAAAGCCGTTCAATCAAAATGAAGCTTTATTCTGTAACCGGCAGAATAATTAACAAAAATGTTTCCCAGTTTTTAATAGATTGGGAAAAAGAGTCTCGTTCTAAAATCCAATTTAATGTCAAGCAATTCTTGAAACCATTTTGGAAGACTCATGTTTGTTATGAAGAGTTTCCGGTATTTGGAAGCAGAATGAAGGTTGACTTCATTAATATCTCTCGCAAAATAGCGGTAGAAGTTAATGGCGACCAGCATTCTTCTTTTAATAAATTCTTCCATAATAACTCAAGATTAAATTACCTTAATTCTATTAAGAGAGACTACAAAAAGGCTGTGTGGTTAGAGAAAAATGGTTTTCAATTAATAGAATTAGAGACTAGCGACCTAAATAAATTAAGTTATGATTACATAAATCATACATTTAATATATCGTTAGTGTAATATAAGCTGTGGCTAAAAATAAAGAATTTCATTTCCCAGAAAGTATTCTATCACAGATAGATGAATGCTCGCAGGGAGGGTTCTTGCTGTTTACCTTTGACAAAAAGGGAATGCCAGAAGTAAGGTCTAAATTCGATAATGCACAGAACGCAATGGCGATGCATTATTATATTAATAATTGGCTTAGTGCTGTTGATCAGATTAATTTAGAAAATACTATTCACAACATTATTGCCTCTGATGAAGAAGACGGTGAAGACGAAGATGGTTCTGCTCAAAAATAACTCTTTTTTTGTTTAAATGAAGCTTTCCTCTATTAAAGTAGAGCAATCCTTGCTTGGTGCGCTCATTAAAAACTCAGAATCTTTTTATGATATAGATCACTTTATATCAGAAATTGATTTTACTAATGATGTAAACGGAACAGTTTATTCAGTTATTAGGCAACTTTGCAATGCTAAAGAGAAAATTGACAAAGTAATATTAGCTCAAAAGATTCAAAACCTTGGAATCTCATTTCAAGAAGACCTTGATATATATGATTATATTGATTGCCTTTCTTTAGCGGTTTCAAATAAAGAATCTGCTCTTAAATACGCTAAGGAGTTAAAGCAGTTTTCTATTCGTCGTGACATAAAAGGCATGGCGCAAAGAATAATAGAAACTGTTTCTACCAATCCTGAGAAAAATGCTAATCAAATAATAGCTGAAGTAGATTCTATATATGGCGAAAAGATTAATTCTTTTGATGCTACTGAAGAGATTAGGAATATCTTTGAAGACATAGAGGCTTTCATAGAAGAAAAAGGTAATAATCCTCAAGATGAAGCAGGTATAGAATTGCATTATCCAGAGTTTGCAAGACTCTATGGTGGTTTAAGAAATGGAAATGTCTATGCCATTGTAAGTCGCCCCGGTCAAGGCAAAAGCTCCTTCTTAGTTGAGATGTCTCTGGGAGCTTATTTAAAGAACAAAAAAGTCAGCGTTCTTTATCTTGATACTGAAATGTTCTCAGAAGACGTTAAGCTTCGTATTGCAGCAGCAAAGACAGGGGTGCCTTTCTGGTATATTGATACAGGAAACTGGCGTAAGAATGCTGAAATGGTCACTAAAGTCAGAGGTTTCTTAAAAGAATTCAGTAAATATAATTATACTCATCATTGTGTCGGTAATAAAAGTATTGATGAGATTATATCTTTCATTCGTAGATGGTATTATAGCAAAGTTGGAAGAGGAAACCCTGCTCTTATTTGCTATGATTACGTTAAACTTACCGGAGAAAAGGTAGGTCAAAACTGGGCAGAACATCAAGCCATCGGTGAAAAGATCGATAAACTTAAAAAGATTTCAGAAGAAATTAATGCCCCGCTATTCACTGCCATGCAAATGAATAGGGCTGGCGAAAACTTTAATAGAAACGCTGGAGATGTAACTGATGATAGCTCTGCGATTGCTCTATCTGATCGACTGCAATGGTTTTCAAGCTTTGTCGGAATTTTCCGAAGAAAAACTCTTGACGAAATAGAGCGCGACACCCCAGACTTCGGCACACATAAGCTGATAACCTTAAAAAGCCGTTTCCAAGGTAAAGATGCCGCTGGGCATCAAGATCTTCTTAGAAGAAGAAACGAACATGGCGATGAGCGTTATGTTCAAAACTTTATCAACTTTCAGATTAATAATTTTAGCGTAGAAGAGAGAGGTTCCTTGACTAACATTATTGAGAGAGAGCGTCAAACATTCTCATTGAATGATGCCAATCCCAATGATGGTGCTTTGTTATGAGTGACATAAAAGAAATACTTCAAAATATCGGGTATCAAAATCTTAAAGACTTCGGCGGCTGGTACAGAACTAGGCCGATCTATAGGAGTTCAGATAATGATACAGTTCTAGCAATCAATAAAAATACTGGTTATTGGTATGACTATAAACTATGTCGAGGGGGTAAGTTAAGTGAATTAGTTCAAATCACGCTTAATCTAAACGATCTAGATTATGCGGATAAGATGCTCGCCGAGAAGTTTAACTTCACGGGAATTGTCGTAAACCAAGAAAAAAATACCATCAATCAAGTAAAGATTTACGATGAATCAATGCTCGTCAGTCTTGAAAAGAATCATGGATACTGGCTTAATAGAGGAGTCAAAGAAGAGATCGTAGCAGAGTTTAAAGGTGGAATAGCTAAAAAAGGAAACATGATTAATCGTTATGTTTTTCCTATTTACAATCCATCTGGTAAAATTGTAGGATTTAGCGGCAGAGCGTTAGTTGATTCTAAACGTCCAGACTTTATCAAATGGAAGCACCTTGGCACAAAGAAAGAATGGGTTTACCCAGCGTTCTTTAGCAAAGATACTATATCTGAAAGCGGTAGAGTTTTCCTGATTGAAAGCATTGGAGATATGTTAGCTTTATGGCAAGCTGGCTATAAGAACGTAATCATCACTTTTGGATTAGCAATATCTCCTAGAATAACAAAATTTTTATTAGAGAAGTCTGTTCAAGAAGTAGTTATTGCATTCAATAATGATTCTTTTAATAATTCTGCTGGTAATGAAGCGGCGAAAAAAGCAAAATCTAAACTCTTGATGTTCTTCGACGAGAATCAAGTCAAGATAAAGTTGCCTCCCAAAAAAGATTTTGGATTAATGAGTAAAAATGAGATAGACTTATATATGAAGGAATTCAATGGATAAAAAAGAAGTCTACCTATCTGCCTCGCGCATCAAGGCTCTTGAGACTTGCTCATGGTCTTACTATTGTAAGTATCATTTAAATATTCCTGAGAAGTCTAATTCAGGAGCAAAGCGTGGTACAATTTGTCATTTAGTATTTGAACTGCTTCTTAATCCTCGTCATAAGAATCTTTATAAAAAAATTATTGCCTCTGCTGACCCTCTTTCTTGCGTTCCAATAAGTAGACTTGTAAAGAAACACGCCACAAAGGAAGGCATCAATAATCCTGAAGACATGGCTTTAATCAATAAAATGATTCTTGTCGGTCTTAAAAGCGACTTCTTTCCAAAGGGCGGCAATATTCAAAACCCAGAGTTTGAGTTTAAAATAGAAAGAGAAGGATATAAGGCTAGAGGCTTTATTGACCTTCCTATTCTTTATAAGAAAGAAAAGAAGAGCAAGATTAGAGATTACAAGTCTAGTAAGGCAAAATTCAAAGGTGAAGAGTTGACAGCTAATGTACAAGCTATGTTATACTCTATCGCCTCTAAGATTTATTGGCCTGACTATGATCCAGAGGTAGAATTTGTATTTCTCAGATTTCCTAAAGAGCCAGTTCAGCCGGTAAAATTTACTGATGATGAATTGCGTGGATTTGAGACATATCTTAAATACGTTTACGAGAAGGTAACTAATGTCACTGAG